TCGGCCGATGCGTCGCGCTTCGCCAGCGCCTCGAGCGAGTAATTTTGCTGTTGAATGAGGGGATTCGCGCCGCCGACGACCGGGGGAAGGTTCAGCTTTGCGCGCGCCTCGTTCGGGGCATAGATCGCCGCGCCGATTCCTTTGGATAGCGTGTCGATCTGAGTCGCCGAGTCCATCCGCAGCAAAACGTCCAGGTCGAACTCGACGCCCATTTCCAGGGACAGGTCGAGCCCTTCGTCTATGCAGAGTTCGATCGCTTCGATAAGGGTTTGCAGCGTGTCGGAGTAATACTGCGCGTTCAGCGCCTCGACGTTGTTCGAAACCGGAACCGGACCGGCGTTGATCTTGTAGAGCGGCACGCCGAACGCGCGGGCGACGTCCTCCGCCGTCCAGCGCAATTGCTCGATCATCTGCGCCTCGTCGGCGGTCATGCTGATCTTTTCGTACTTGACGCCGTTTCCGAGGATCGCGACCGAGCCGCGGTTCGCGCCGGAGAAGTTCGTCCGCCACTGCGCTTTCCACTCGTCCGCCTGTTTGTCGGTGATGTCGCCGGGAACGGACAGCACGCCGGAGGGATTCGCGCCGTTTTCGAAGAAGGTCGCGGACTGCAATTGAATCCGCCGGCCCTGCGTTGCTGCCATGCCGCACGCGTACAGCGGCGAGACTCCGCAAAGCGGGTGAAAAATCGGGTTCATCAGGTCGTGAATGATTTCCGACGCCGGTACATTGACCTCGGTCGTCACGCCGGACAGATCATCTTGCGCCAGGGTGTAGAAAACGTCGCCCGACTTCGTATACCGAACCTTGACCTTGTGCGGGTCGAGAACGTACAGCTCCGTCACGATCCCGCGCCCGTCGCGAGCCTTCAGGATGTAAGCGTTGCCGGCGATGAGTTTCGACAGCAGCCAGGTGACGAAAAACTGTATCCGGTTCTGGTAGCCGTTCGGTTTCCGGAGCACTTTCCAAAATGGCGATGCCGCCTCGACTGTCGCCCATATGCCGTCAGTGTCTTTACGGATGAGGTTTAACGGCATCTTCGCGATGTCGTTCGAAATCCGGCTCACGCAGGCGTAGACCGCGGAAAAGGCGAGGACGGTATTCGAGTCGTCGCATTCCATGTTGCGCTGCCATGCGCCCGTAAACCAGTCGCGCCCGGATCGACCGACGGTCGACCAGTGTCCGCCCGACGGGACGGACGTGTCCTTGCGGACCAGCGCGAGCGGCGATCGCAGCGTAAGGCCGAAAAGCTTCATTCCTTCGGCGCCTTCGGGCGCGTCAGGACAGGCCGGACAGGTTCAGCGGTCGCCCAGGTGGTGAGGCGTTCCTTGCTTGCTACCTCCGGCGACTTCGGGAATTCATACGGCTGCGGCGCCTCGCGCTCGACGGCCGGCTCGAATGTCTCGGCGGTCAAGTCCTTGCGCTTGTAGGCGCGCTTTTCCTTCACTTCGACGACCGGCGCAACCGGCACGGCAGGCGTGGCGCGCGTCGCGCGGCCCCTCTTTTCCAGTGCCTTCGCCTTGTCTTCATCGACCGAGAACCGTTCGCCCTTCTTTATGAGCTTGCCGGCGAGCATATGCCACGACTTCGAAATGAGATCGATTTTCATTACCGGCGCGCTCCGATGTTGGAATAGAAACCGGCGCCCGAAGGCGCCGGGTTACAGCAGGGGCAGCGAGAAGCCAGCCCCGAAGGCAGCTTATGCGCTGCCGTAGTTGACGGTATCGACCAGTGCAACCGAGCCCGACCGCGCCCGCGACCAGTTGATATCGCGCTCCACGCGGAACGCGACGCCGTTCGTTTGGAACATCGAAACGAAGGGCGCCGTACCGGCGACGGTCGCAACCGACGAACCGTCCGGATTGTCTGCCATCTGCAGGGTCGCATCTTCCGACAGGTCGATCGAGAATCCGCCTTCGTCCGCGACCAGGATTTCCGACGCCTTGACAGCGATAAGCAGCGACCCGGCAGTAACCGACGGAACGTAGTCGGAAACGACCAGCGGAACGCCAGGCATCAGGAAGCCGCCGGTCATCGTGACGCCGGGGAATTCCGGCTGGCCGAGGCCGTTCGTCATCAGGGAAAGCGCGATCGCGGTCGTCGTGTCGGTGATGAACACGAGATTGCGGATCGGTTTCGCGAGAGCGTTCATCAGGGTCGCGATGTCTTCGCGGACGTCGTCAGCGGTATTGCCCGCCGATGCCGGCGACGTAACGCTGTTCGTGATGGACGCAGGCGAAATGCCAGCGTCGACCGCCTTCGCCGGGTCGATGAAGTCGGTATCGATGCGGCCGATCAGTGCTTGCGTCAGTTGATCGCGGATGTGCATGTCGGCATTGACGCCGCTGTACTTGAAAAGCTTCTTCGTCAGGACGAGGATGTTCGCAGCCGTGAGGGGCGGGAGGCTCGTCTTGTCGTAGTCGAATGCGGTCAGCGGCTTGGCCTTGCCCTCGCCAACCCAATAGCCCGCGCCGCCGCCCGTCTGAATCCCGACAGGAGCGTAGAACGGAACCGTGCGCAGGCCCGGAACTCGGCCGATGATCGTCTGTGGGCGGAGGTATTCGAGGAACTCCGCGAACGGTCCGCCGTCGGTCGTCATCAGGTCGGCGCCCCAGGTGCCCGAAATGGTCGAGCCGGCGACGACGACCGCCTTGAAATGGTTCACGACGCGGGGATCGTCCTTGTACATTTCCGCCGCGATTTGCGCCGCAACATGGCGCGAGCCCTTCGCCTCGTAAATGCAACGCGCGACGCGCGCAACGGAAATGCCGGCCGGGTCGTTCGACTTTTGGTGCGTGATCCCGGTCGACTGGCTGACGACTTTCGTCGTGCCGTCGTTCGCCTTGACGACCGTCGACGCCGCTGGCGCCTCGATGTCGGCGAAAGCCTTCAGGCGCGACAGGTGCGCGTCGAGCTTCTTAACGTCGTCCATGCCGTCGTCAAATTGCGTTTGCTCGTCGGCGTTCAGGGTGCGCGACTCGGCGTCGGCCTTGTCGTTCAATGCTTTCAGTTCAGCCACTTTGGATGCGCGTTGCGCCTCGGCCGCGGCGATGCTCTTGGTGCTCATCGTCTATTCCTTCGGAAATTGGAGGGGGATTGAATACGCGGCCGAACTTCGAGCCAAGGGGGCAATACGGACAACGTCGGCGCCCATCGGCGCACTGGTATCGAATGCCTTCACGGATTGAATGGAAGCACTCGCATTTGCTGGAATGGTCACGGCGGAAAGCTCGAGCCATTCCCAGGACTTGAAACGGACGCCGTAGGACCCCTTAATGGGTTCGACGTCATGCCCGCGGAACCCGATCGAAAGGCCGCGCACAAGCCCGCCTTTGATGAGTTTCCAGGCGCGATCGATGTCATCCGTCACGCCGCGCGCGACTTGCGCGATTACCTGAATCCCTTTGTCGGTCACGGTCGCCTGCGTAACGTGCCCGATCGGCGCGGAGGCGTTGTGTTGCCACAGCAAGGGGATCGGAAGCTTGAACTTCGCGCCCTTCGGCTCGACGATGTCGCCGACCCGATCCGCTTCCGGCGTCGAAGCGATGCCGGTAATGATGCCGGCGCCGTCGTCAACGGACTTGATTTCGAATGTCGCGTAAGCGCGGTCCATCATTTTTCAGCCTTTCGGGGCATCAGAAGCTCGCCCATCAGCCAAACCGACGGGATCGAGATAATCATTTCGGTCCCTGCCACGACGGACAGATAGGCGAAGTACCAGACGAATATCCCGCCCGCCACGCTTAGAACCCAGTAGTAGATTTGTTGCATCCGGCTGCCGCCGTCGTTGCGTGTAGCCAGGTCAGGACTCCGTCGGTGATCGTCGGGGTGATGGTCACGACGCAGCCGTTCACGACCGCGGTTCCGGTCACGACGATCGCGGCAGTATTGGCGGTCAGGACGGCGGCGCCGAACTTCGGAGCGGGGAGCGCAACCGGCTCGTAAAAGCCGCCGACGTTCAGTTCGCCGACGGTGTCGCAGGCGGTCAGGAGATTGGAGTTGTTTTGCAGGCACTCAGCGATCGCGAGCTTCGCGGCGGCTTGCGAACTGACGTTGTCAGCCCACCGCGATCGCGCCGTGTACTGTTGGTACTGCGGAATAGCGATCGCCGCCAGGATGCCGATAATCGCGACGACGATCAGCAGTTCGATCAGGGTGAAGCCGGATTGCTTTTTCAAGGGTGACTCTCCGAACGGTTAGCGGAACAGGGGTCCGAACAATTGCGCCGCGACCCAACAGGCGAGGCCGGCAGCCAACAGATTGAAGCGCGGATGCGACGGAACGCCGACCGCGGACAGGATGAAAAGAACGAGGGCGGCGACAAGGAAGACGGTGACAAGCATGGCCTACCTTTCACGAATAAAAACGGCCGGTATGGCAACGGCCGGAAAGGGGCGCGGAAAAGCTGCGGAAGGGGAAGAACGCCGCGCCCCGAGGAGAATCAAAAGCCAGAATTGACCGGTATTCAGTAGCAATATATTGCTTGACACTCATCCGCCGCAGGGCGCAAGATTCGGGCATGAATCCAACCGCCTATGCCGTCCGAAAACTC